CTTCTTCATCTCGCTGTTGATCTTGCCGCCAGCACGAAGATTAACTCGACCCGGACCATGAGCCTTGCTCGCCGGAAGTTCTGCGTGTTTTTCAAGTTTGCTCTTTGCCATCTCAATCTCCTAGGTCGTAACGACCGTCACCGTTCCTACTTCACCAGCCGGGGCCAGTGTGTTCGGAGTTAGTTCCGCATCGAAGGCTCTAGACCCACCGACCGGGTTCCAACCCCATTGTATCTGACGGCTACCATTAGCACCGTCATTACCGACCGCAAAATAACTCGTGTCCGGTCTTGGGTTCCGTAGAGCCTGCGGGTCGTCCACAGGATACAGACCAAGCGAGAGTTGAGGCTGGTCAGGCTCCCAACACTCCGGACAGACCAAGATGTTCACATTCTTGGTCTTCACCACAATCGACTTCAACTGGCGCAGTTTGTATTGAAAACCACACCGGTCGCACATCGCAATCGCGTTTTTGCCACTGGCAAACCTGTTTGGCATTAGTAGCCACCCAAGAAACTCTCACGTGGAACAAACCGCACTGCCGCCTTTTCCCGGTCCTCGCCCGCCGCCAAATCCCAAGCTTCGTTGTATTCAGCCTTCAGTAGCGCCGTGCGTTCTGCCGCACCGGGGATCTTCATCGACAGCATATAAGCCAGCCCCGCCACCATGCAGGGCAGGAAGCGGAACGGGATATCCTGTCCGTTCACACCCGTACCGGGGTCAAACATCCGGCGCAGGCGGGTGTAGTACAGAATCCAAGTCGTACTGTTATCGGGCTTCGGCCACACCGTAAATTGCGGGTAGACAATCACATTATCCGCACCCGTGGCACCCGTACGGCGATTGATCCAAATCTGAATCGGGCGACCCGTCGCATTCTTGTTCGGGATGGAGACGTAGGTACTGGACGAAATGCGTGAGATATTGATGTCCTGCTGATTCGTACCAGACCCAGTTCGGATCACGTGGTCTAGGAGATCAACCGTATCTACCGGCAGATCATACGTACCGACGTTATAGGTCAGCGTCTTGGTGCCTTCCTCTAGCGTCCAGAGGTTGATGCCCCGATTAGCCCAGTCCATCAGAAGCAGGGCAAGACTACGCTTCGACGTACGGAAGTCGTAACCCGTACGCAGTTCAGCGCCACAACGCTCGTAAGCTTCCTCAATGATGGTGTTGAGGTCGAGGTTGAAGTCTGTAGTAGCTGTAGTCTTGTCTACCATTACTTGCCTCGTTCTTCGATCAACTTGACCCGCACTTGCAGGTCGTGGATGTCTTCCATAATGTCGTCTTTAAGTTCCTGACGACGGGCGGCGCTCAAAGGACTATCGGTAGGTACCCCATCTTCGGTAATCAAGATGGGGATTTTAGACTCAATGGCAATCAGACGATTGTTGAATGATGCGATTTCCGCTAGCAGCCAGCCAACGGCGGCCAACAAGACCGGGAAAAGCATATCTATAATCTTCTGCATGTTCACTTAGATGCCCTCACCACATCATCGCCTTTAGTGACGGTGACATGATCGCCCTCAACGTCCACTCGCATCGGCATTTCTTTCCGATCCAGCCGGTCAAGCTTGGTGATGAGTTCGTTGATGACCTTAAATTCTGGCTTCTCTTCCTTCTCGACCGTACCTGCAATCCCATTCAGCATCGAGATCAAGGCGGTCAACGACGCACCGAGCAAGCCCATCACCGCTGCGATTTTATCGCCGTCCAAGAAGAGACTCGACACAACGCCGATCACGACGATTGCTGTGATGTACTTCAAACCGTCCTTGCCAATAGCTTTGCCAGCAATAGTCTTTGCCGACGCCTTGGCCTCAAGCCGATTCAACTCGGCCTGCATCTGGACTTTGAAAAACTCGATGTCGTTTGGTTCGGTCATTTATTTCCCTTTTTGGCGGTAGGCCCGCGTTTTTTGAGAAATACCTTTGGGCTGCGCGACGAACTGCTTGCCTTGGGCTTTGCCTTTTCGTTTGGCAGCGGTGGTTCGGGCGTATTCAGCAGGGCTGAGAGCTTTAATCGCAGCTTCTGGTAGATATCTTTCACCCGTGTCAGAAGATCGTTTACCACTCTTTGTCCTCCACTTCTGGGCAGTCCATGCCTTTAACGACTGCTGCGGAGCCTTCATGACTTGTACCCGCCGCCTTTTTCCTTGTACCGCTTAGCCAGTAACTGCGCTTTTCTCGCGCTCCACTGCCCTGCGGCGGTACCCTGAACCGCGCTATTTTTAATACTGTTGAACAAAGCTTTACGCATTCCGGGCTTGGTGTAATTACCGGCTTCATTGACTTTGCTCTCGCCGCCTTCCTTAAAAGTACGGATAGGCTTACCCGTCCCGATCACAGGCTTTTTATCCCCACGCCGCTTGGCACGAGGAATCTTTTTAGGGTTGATGTCACCCATGCCTCGGGAGGGGAGCATTAGACGTACTTCCCTCGGGTCTTGCCACGAAGAGCGATGCCGTCAGCGCGACGTGAAGCGGATGAGCGAACTGAGCCGCCCTTTTTGTATCCCCCCGCCATATCCGCCGCCAACTTATCGTCGAGCATCTTCTCGACCTTCTCCCGCATACGCTTGGGCGACTTCTCTCTTGACGCCGCTGCAGACTCTCGTGCTCGGTAACGCTCAGAGAACGAAGGAAGGTCCTTACGAGCCAAACTACGCCCCGCAGACTCAGAAGCCTTATCAGCCGCCGTGCGGAACTGTCCCGCCGTTCTACGATATGCAGATCCAGCAGCAGAGCCGAGCTTAGCCGCACCCGCCGTCATGGCGATATCTTTGGCGTAGCCACGGGCCTTTTCAGCACGCTCATCGGCAGACATACCGGTCTGCTGAGCCTGACTGCGGTAACCCGTCGCACGGTCGCTCGGCAACTCACCGCTACGTGCAGCTTGGGAAATGGCATCACTGGCCCGCTTAGCCGTCACCTGCTCACCAATCCGGCGATTGCTGGCTTCGGTCTCTTCTGCCGACGCACGGCGACCACCACGAGTAGAAGGCCCTCGCGAAGAAGGCATTGAGGTGTCGCTCATCACACGACGGCTCGTAGGCGACATGAACTCGTCCGGAGTTAACTGACGCGCAGGCGTTTCTGCCGACCGGCCACGCAACTGCTCCAGCAACTTTAAATTGCCTTCCATCGTCTTAGGACGATTCTTGTAAGCCTCCGGGTCAAGTCGGCGGATTTCCGCACCAACTTTGCCGTACCGCTCTTCGTCAGTCATTCTCTTTGAAGCCATGATTACACCATTTTGCCTCGGGTTTTACCGCGAACAGCGCAGCCATCAGCACGCTTGGAAGCGGACGAACGAGCCATACCACCCTTACGCATACGGGGGCCGCTAACACGCTCCTCACCGACTTCCTCAATATAAGAAGGATATTCAAATGGACCGGGAATTACCGGATCTTTACTAACTCCAGAATATCCTAGGGCTTTTTCGTTATACGGCTCTTGCGGAGTTTTACCGTAACGAGGGTTTGGAGGCGGCTGCATGGACCCTGAACCTTTACTTCTTTTACCCGGTGCCTCACCGCCACCAGCCATTTTCTTAATATGACCGCCAGCAGCTCGTCCACCCGGCTTTTTGGTTTTGATGTCGTCACCGAATCCCGCGCCCGGTTTAATCGTCGGAACATCAGGGAGCATTCCGCGAGAGATCAAATCGTCAGACGGGGACCCAACTTTAGGGGCCGGAGCTTTAGCCTTAGCCACAGTAGCCACCGCGCATCATCTTGACCATCTTGCCTTTGGTCTTGCCCTTGCTGGCGACGCCATCAGCGCCCTTGCGATAGACAGAGCCACCGCCCGAATAAGCCATGCCGCCACCGGCCATTTTCTTGACCATCGCACGACCCATTTTGTCAGCCGTACGGTTCTTCATGGCGCGACCGGCCTTATCAGCCATCTCGCTCATCTCGTGCTTGATCATCGACTTCGGAGCGCCTTTCTTCTTCATGAAGGACACTTCCTTTTTCATCATTGCCTTAGACTCTTTCATTTGGATTTACCTTTGAATTTGCGGCCCTTGTCGGCCTTCATGAACTCTTTCCCGACTTTCGACGGGATGCCCAGACGCTTAGCCGCTTTGGGATCGTTAGCGACCAAGGCCATTAAACGATGTTGCTTACCAGATTTACTTGGCATTTTTAGCTATCAGTTGATCTATCTTCTGGTCCATTTTCTCCAGTCGATCAATCAACTGCCTCATGTCCTCTCGTACTTCCGCCCGTGTGATGTGGTCACGTGCCACCTCTTCACGAGTCCTATTTAGCAGAATGCCGAGCCTTTGTAGCTCGGCAAACTTTTCTTTAACCACAAAACCCAATACCGCCACGATCCCAGTCAGGACCATATTCCAGATGAGCATTTCCATGACTTAACACTTCCATGCCCGTAAGGATTTATTGATCCGGCTGTTGGGGTCGTTAGCTGTTTTCGCACTCGTCAGCTTCTTTTTCATGCCCGTCATCCGAGCACAGAAGGACTTCTTGCGAGGCCCGCCTTCAGGCTGTGGAGCCTTCAGACCCGGCTTGCCGGGATTGGCGCGGTTATAGGAAGCACGGCCTTTGGCGTTTAAACCGCCGGACGGAGACTTCCCTTCTTTCCGCTGCCAAGCGGGGGTTTTAGCCATAAATCACCATCGTCGAAATCACGGCTGATGGGACGATGTAAA